TTGATCTGTACCGAAGTACACAGTACCATCAATAACCATGTTCACAGAGATTTCGTTATCTGCTGGCGTAGTTAGTTTGTTCATATCACCTGAACAGAAATCAATGTATGAATAGATTCCTGTACTATTTGTGATAGTAACATCTTGTAAGCAAGTTACACTAAGTGTATTTGCTATGTTTCCCCAGTTAGCAGTATTGCTAATGAGATCGGTACTAACCAATAGTGTTGGTTGTGTACCTGTTGTGTTTACTGTAATTCTTGCCATTATAGTCTCCTTGTGTTTGGCTTTATGTATTAAATTCTAATCTTGTTAAACTGAATGTCCAAGTATGCTTTTCTGCCTGAGTAGGTCCATAAGTTCTTACCTGATCGAAATTTCTTTCGAAATAACCACTCATTAATTGTTCACCATCATCTTTGATCGCTGTAACTAAATTTGCAATAATAGCATTGATTGCTACATTGTATGGGTCATCTTGGTAACTAATGTATGTGACATTAAATTCATCAATTGCATGATAAATTGCACCACAATATTGTATTCCTAATTGGTGAGGATTTCTGCTCACTGTATGCACATCACTAACATAGACACCATAACGAACTTTTTCACTATCGCTAGGGAAATCGCTGTATATTGGTATGTTCCATGCTGTAGGTATATCACGTTTCAACACATCACTGATTTGTGTTTCAGTTACGGTTGGTTCGTTCAATACACTGTATGTGACTTCAGCCATTAGAAATATCTCCTATCTCCGTTGAAATAATCAACGTCTGCTGTCCAATTTTCTTCAAGTTTTGTTGTTGGTCCGTTAGGACTATCCATGTATAAATCATAGAAGTTCATCAACTGCAAAGCCTTTGTCCATTCGTTTTCGCAACGTTTTTGTGCGAACTCATAATTTTGCAAATCAACTTCATTCATATTAGATACATCTGTTACAAGTGATTCATAGAAAACTAGAATCGCTCCAAATGTATCTAAACGAATTAATGTTTGATCGTTTTTAATTAATAGACTAGGGTTAAAACTTGAAATCAATTGTCCATTGGGAAGATTAGCATAATAGTAAGCACCTAATACTGTATCACAGTATTTTTGCCACCAGCCGAACTCTAACTTGTACAGCCACTCTTGTGAAGCAACTTTAAAGTATGGAGCCCAATCAACTTGTAATGCAGCCGCTCTACGTTCCGCCGCGGGATCGTAAAACTGTACATCTGCTACTGTTGCATTTGAGATTCGTTGATAGGGTACTGACATATTATTATTTCCTTTAGACATTGACTGAGGATGTTTAGATCCTCAGTCATATTCAATTTAGTTTTGAAGAATGTTAATAGCTCCGCCTCTACGCAAGTCACCAACGCCACTACCAAAGTAGCCTACGCCAGTCAACCAAATTTGCAATCCACCTGGCACTTCACCAGTCTTAAGTTGCAAGCCTTCTTTCATTACTGTAAAGATTGCGCTATCACCCATGTAAGCACCAACTAGTACTGGCAAGCTAGCTTGACCAACTACTGTGCGTGTTGCGTCTTGCAAGAATGTAGTGAACATAACCATACAGCCATAAACACTTTCAATCTTACCTGTTGATAACAATTCGTTACCAAGAGCAGATAGATTAGAACCACCACTTTGTGATACTGCACCACCAGTTAACTCAGCCAACAAACGATTCAATGAAGAACCAACTTGTCCACCAGTGTAAGCTGATTGTGTTTGTGCATCACCATTAGAGTCCATAACGATGACTGGAGTGCCAGGCATACGAGCGACTTTAAAGTTCTGCTTGATTAAACGAATACAATCTAAAATGCTATTTGATGTGAAACCATCTGTCCATGTACCACTAGTGTTAGTAGCACCGATAACTTCCATAGCGCCTAATTGCAAGACACGTGCGAATCCGTCAGCTGGGGTTGCTGTATAATTCAAGTTACCTGGTGTTGCTTTGAAGCTTAAGAAAGCCGCTGTTACACGTTGGTCAACTTTTTCAGCGAAACTCTCACCAAGTTCAGCACCTAATGTAGCTGCCAATGTGAAGCTTGTTGTCCATCCGTAAAAGATATCGAACGCTGTTTGTGCAACTGCTGGAGTTGCTGTAATTGTACCTTGACCCAATGAAGGATTCTGTACAACTGCATTACCTGTACCAAATGTACCACCAGTGCCGTTAGCATTGTAGTCTTGATATGTGATTGGTGCGAAGTTAGGTACTAAGAATGTTTGACCTTGTGTAGGTGCAACCACGTTAGTGAAGTTAACTAGACCATTTGATTCGTGCATAGCACGTAATGCGAAATTTGAAATCGCTGTTGTAAAACCATCGCCCTCATTGTTAGGGCCTCCCAAAACGTATGCCATAATATTTTCCTTAAATTAAATTTTGTTGGCTCAGAGCACTTTACGACTTGAATTCGATACTGTTGCTGATACGCCTAGACCTTTTAATCCAACTCCCTTACCTAGTCCGTTTTTGTTAGCCCACGCATTGAATGCGGCTGGGTCACGGCTATAGTCAGGAACTGTTTCATCTAATGCACCAGTAAAACTACCTTGTCCAGGTCTTAAACCTGATCCAGAATTGGAATTGCTCTGTCTCAATAGCTTAGGATTACCCTGAGCTACTTCTTGTACCAATCCCTGGATTGTAAGTGGCATACCATCACTACCATAGCGTTCTTGACCCTTTTGATTAACAATAGCATATGTGCCATCGTCATTCCATTGAATATTGTTTTTAACTTTATTCAATGCATAATCAAGTAAGTCAGTATCGAACTTGTCGCCCATTGCTCGCTGAATGTCTCCATCTAAATCCTTCTCACGCAATCTTTGCTCTTTTACTGCTAGATCGTTTTGAAGTTTACTGAATTGTTCGTGCAAGTCATTGGTTGTAACACGTCCGGAACTCTGTTGAGTTTTTGGTTGTTCCACTGGCTGTGCGTTGCCACCGAGTTGTTGAGCACTAGTTCTAGCTACATAAGCAAGAGCATCTTCTACACTAGTAAAGTTCGTGCCACTAGCATTGCTAAGTGCAGTCAATAAACCTTGAGTAGTACTCTTACGAATGGCGCCAGGATTTACCTGCTCGTCGCTACCTTCTTGCCCTGGGGCTGACTGGTTTGCATTAGTCTGGCTGTCGTTGCCAACGAAAGATTTTTGATCCATTTAATTTTTTCCTTGATTTTACGTGATCACCGAGTTTGTATTGTATTTATTACAATTAGTTTTTAGACAGTTTTATCTGCCCGCAGTACCACCTAGCAATATTGCTGGTGCTACTTGATTTGTGTAGTATGTTACACCTACGTTTGTTACTGGAGTACCAGCACCACCTAGTATGCTAGTATTGTCTGATTCATTATTTTCGTTATCGTATTCAGCTTGTTCTTTACCTGATTCAGTTTCATCTTCACCATACATCTCATGTGTAGGTATCATCGATGGTTCTAAGTCTCTGCTCAATACTTCATCATTGTTTTCTTGCATCAATACTTTCAAATCACTATTTGGAATAGTATTGATGTAAACACTTTCGTATTCTGGTATGTCTTCTGCTGGACTTAACATAGCAATAATCTCTTTTGTAATTAGTGCTTTAACAATCTCATTGTCACCGACCATTTCGTTAGCAGATTTAATCAATGCCATTCTGTAATTTGTATCGTGTGCTTCATAGTCAGTGTTGTAATGTACTTCGCCTGCCCAACGTTGATCCATAAAACGTGCGGCAAATGTGTAAATCATTTCTTCTGTAACTTCCATCAGTCTAGCTTTACTCTTTGCTAATCTGTGTAGTTGTTTGCGTTCTTCAATAATAGCAACGCCAGACGCAATTTGGTTCTTACTTGTGCGTAAGCCACCTAATCCAGTCAATGCTTCTATCTGTTCTAATATGTTATCTTGTGCTTTGATGATTACATCAACATCCCCTGTGTCAATTGGTATTGCTTCAATCTGACCTTCATTAGCACGAACAATGGCGCCTGCATGTACTGGAATACTAATGCCTTTATCAGCACGAATAATAGTATGTGCAAATTGTAATGCTGTGTATTTTTCACATTCTAATTTATAATATTCTTTTTGTGCGTCTGTTGCTGAGTCAATATCTGATACACCACATTCCATAGTTCTTGGATCTCTACGACCATAAGCAATGAATACTGGCAAACTCATACCAGGCGGAAACGTACCGGTACCAATTAGTTCTGCTGGTTGATTTTCTTTACCAGGACCTTTTTGTACTTCATAGCTTTCCCAATATGATGGAGTTGTTGCATCGCCCAAGTGATAGCACTTGATGTAGTAACAATCTGTTTCTTCCATCTCTTTAATTTTAACATATTTGAGCAGTGGGCGACCACCATAGTAGTCAAACTCCCAGTCCCATACATCCAATGGGCTAATGGCACACACATATGGTCTGCCAAGATTCCCTTCTGTTGCTTGGGGCATATCGACTGCGACCCAACAATGCCCAAATATACTTGTTAAATCTCCTACACCTTCCATAAAGC